GTGCGCTTCTTCCAAAAATATAATCCAACGATATGAATTAAAAATATAGGAAGTAAATAAAATAAAATGAAAATAATAATTATCATTATTTATACTGTTTTATATTTTCTATATATGTTTTCTGTTCCTCACCTGTAGGACCAACCATTAAGTTAAACTTTGTTGTTGCACATGAGCTTAACAATATTAATATCAAAATTAGGATTATTTTCTTTATATTTTTCATTTTCAAATCCAAAATCGTTAAGTTTTTCAACCATTTTTCTAAAAATAGTTATATCAGTAATTCTTGATTCAATAATTTCAAATTGTTCTGTATCAAAAATACCATATACTCGCATATAATCCTCACGATCTTTTGCTCTACAGTAAAATATAATTGCAGTTTCATCGTGATCATAGTCAACTGGACTTACAATTATTTTCACTTGTAATCCTAATTAAATTAATACAATTTCTAATACCTTATCTAAAGTATCTATATCAATATCAGGATAAGCTGTTAATATTTCCTCTCTAACCTGTTGTTCCCATCGACTATCGATAAGATCAGATCATCCATTTTGTTCTAAAAGTAACAAAATATCCTTTACTTTACTTTCCATCCAATAGTATTTATAAAAACTTGTGTAACTAAATCAAGATTCATCATGATTTGTTCATGTACATCTAATTTAATTTCTCTTTTAGTTACAGGCCATCCTTTAACAATCATTTCATATTCACATCGAGACCAGAATTGATATAAAGATTTACTTCTAACAAATTCTTTAATATCATCAAAAGACTTAAATTTAGATTTATCTTTTTCTTCTTTCCATTCTCTTACAAAATATGGAATAACATTATATTCTTCTATTGTTTGTGTATTAAAATTCCATATAAGTACGTTAAATATATTTCTCATAACTTTAAAATTTTGTGTAGCGAGTCTCGGATTTGAACCGAGGTCTAGAGCTTATGAAACTCTCGAGGTAACCATCTTCTCCAACTCGCTTAGAGGTAGAAGCAGGACTCAAACCTGCGATCGTGGTGTTGCAGACCACTGCCTTATCAACTTGGCTATTCTACCAATCGTATTCTATAGATATTATTCATATCATATTGTATAGTTAAGTCATCTACAATTTTTTTTGCTTCCATAAGACCCATAGTCATCTTATGATCAAGACTTTTAATAAAAATCCTATCTTTTATTTCTTTAATTTTCATTAATTTTTTATTTGGAGAAAATTTTAAAAGAATAAAAAAATATATTTCTTGTAAGATAATTTATTACTATATGTGGAGCAGATACATCTCCTTCATTATATAGTGGAATAGCTTTTAATATTAAAAATTTTGGAGGTATAATCATAATTTTTTTGATTTAAGGGATGCATATAGGATTCGAACCTATGACTTCTGGCACTCCCTGCCAGAGCTCTACCGCTGAGCTAATACATCCACTAATAAAAATAAGTACTAAGCATATCTATTATTAAGATTTACAGGCAGTGCACGTGTTACCAAACTTAATAAGGAAGACGATAGTGCGGAACTGAAATGAGTCGAACATTTACCTCTGGATTTTCAGTCCAGCGAGCGCACCTAGCACACCGCAGTTCCAAAAATCCTAGTATTTCTACTAGGATTAGATTCATAGCAGGGCTCTTCAGCCCCGAAAACTTTTTTCTTTAACGTCTGATTTATAAGCTCTTAACAGATTACAGTACTCTTTCTGTATAGAATCCTAATCTACAGAAGATTGTGGACCGTAGGGTAATCGAAACCCTGTTTTCTGGTTGCAAACCAGATGTAATAGCCACTATACTAACAGCCCTAATTATATAAGCACACTCTTAAGGATTCGAACCCCAAAGAACAGTTTTGGAGACTGTCATGTTACCAGTTACATCAAGAGTGCTTATTTAAACAAATAAATTCGATAGTCTAATTTAATATAACGTACTCTAATATTATCTTTTCGTTCTAAAGAAGTACATACAACATTACCACAACATATCTCACCATTTATTCTACTATACTCACGAAATATACAAGGTTTATCTTTAATAACACTTATATAACATGATGATTCTTCTTGTTTACCTAGAATAACTTGATGTAACCGATATTTATAGCCAAATAATTCTATTATTTGAGAAACTCTATGTTTTACTAACATAAACTCTATAATCTACTTTAATATACCTAACGCGAAGACCATCTGCTCTATTTATACACTTAAAATCAGTACAAGCTTTTCCTGTAAAGGCACACGGTTTGCCAACAGAAGATTCATAACAATAATCTTTCTTAAATTTTCCTTCGGATACACATTGAATAACTAGAGTCTTATATTTAATTATTTTCCAATGTTTTAATGCAATATCTCTACTCATTTAATCTAATTCTATATATGATTCTTATATACCAAAATTTTTCTCCAAGAGGTTTTAGACAAGCTGCACTACATCCACGAGAACCAACCGTATATAAATTACATCTGATATTCTTCTTACTATCAAAACAATAGAAATATTTTTTACTGTGAATAGCCTGAAGTATATGATTATTAATATATTTAAATAGTTGATTTAACTTGATTTTATTAAGTTCTGTAAAATTTTCTACTATTCTCATAGTTTCAAAATATTAGCGGAGGATGAGGGACTCGAACCCCCACGCCGTTTTAAGCGACCTACACTTTTCAAGAGTGCTGCCATTAGTCCAACTTGGCTTAATCCTCCTTATTTTAACACAAAAAGTTAACAAATTTGTGATAAATTATTTATCATCTAGTACAATTCTATATTTAATTTTTATATACCAAAAATATTGTTTTCCTTGTGTACATGCAGTATAACAAAACGATGTATTAGGACTAGTACGATACATAAAACTGCATTGGTTAATGCTACTAGTTCCACCCTTACAAAATCCTTTATTTCTATTTTTAATAACTTGATATATATTATAATTTGGATGTTTAAATAACTTGTTTAGTTTAAGCTCTCTAAGCTCTGCATAAGTATTTATCTGTTGCATAAGTTTAATATTAGCTGGAACGGTGGGGCTCGAACCCACGTAACCCAAATTAACAGTTTGGTGCTTCAACCACTCAGCCACATTCCAATTATATTTTATATTCTATCATAAGAAGCTTCTAAGAATACACGATAAGAAACTCTCCAAAAATAATATTTAAGACAACTTTTATTGAAAGCAGGTAAAAACAAAATACAATAATTGGTTGACTTATAGCATTGATTATTACTACAATAGTTTCGTTTTAGAGATCTAACTGCTTGTATACAACACTTTATTTCAGGAAAATATTTAATCTGCATAGATCCTATATTTAATCATATTATAACGTCTGTTACTACATCCTCCAAATTTCTCATTAAAAATCTCACATCCATTTGAATTATGATGATATTCAAATCCATAACATTTTTTATTAGGGGTAATATGACATAAATAACCTCTTCTTATGGATTGTATGTACTTATTTTCAAAACGTTTTATCATTTGTGATTCAGACTTAAAAATTGTGTGAGCCTACAGGGACTCGAACCCTGACAACTACATTAAAAGTGTAGGATACTAACCGATTATATTATAAGCTCTTCCTAAGGATTATATTCCTTTTTATAATTATCCATCTATAAAAATTCTATATAAAAGTCTAATATGTATAAAATTTTTATGCTCTTTATTCCCTGAAGCTGTACATTTTAAACTTGCACGTTCTTCAAAAGCAAGATTTACTTTAACAAAACATACATGTTTCGTTTTGTCTCCTAAACAGGAATATCCACATCTTTTTTGTTTACAAGGATATTCCTCTTCAAGACTAACAGTTACTGTTTGTAAATATCCAGATTTATTAAATTTCCAAATTTTATATTCTTTCATAACTTTCTTTTTAGTAGGAGCTCTAGGAATCGAACCTAGGACCTCTTGAATATCAGTCAAGTACTCTAACCAGCTGAGCTAAGCTCCCATCGTAAGTATTCTTCTATCTCTCTAGGAAGCTGGATCTACCTAATTTCGAGAGAAATACTTCTTAATTCTTATAGTTTGGGGTTTATAAGATAAGGTCTAACCATTTGTCCAGATTCGTATGTTTAAAGAATACTTTTAGGTGTCCGAGGAGATTCAAACTCCCGATCTCAAGTGCCACAAACTTGCGCTTTAATCAACTAAGCTACGGACAACATATAGATTAATGTTCCCATGGATGTTTTTTATCAAAAAATCCAGTTTCTTTAATGTAACTACCTATAAATAGGCCAATTATTATAGGAACATAAAATCCTGCAAATACTATGTACCATTTATCTCCAACAGTCCATGGTTCTCCATCATCTGTTCCAATAACAATAAACGCACAAAGTAACCAATAAATAAATATCCAAAACATCATTAGAATCCAATTTTACGTCTAGTCTTATGTTCATAAGACTGAACATCAAGATTATAAATATCTGCAAGAGTCATGCCCTTACTTGCTTCAGGTTTGCCTAATTCTTTAAGTATTCTATTAGTCTTCTCTAAAGAGAGTTCATCAAACTTGTATTTTGCAGCAAGTCGACCCTTTCGCATCAATGCTTTATCAATACTTGTATCAAGACTATTAAATGTAGCAATAAACTTAATATTTAAAATATCTGAATAAATACCATCAGTCATATTAAGAATATTACTAATACCATTTGTAAATACATTTTCAGAACGATTTTTAAGAAGCTGTTCACAATCCTCAAGAATAATTACTGAATTCTTATGATCAAGAATAAAGTTTAAGAATACAGGATCAGACAAACTATTCATCATCGAGTTATTAATAATAATAAATTGCTTATCAAAATTATTAACTAAATGACGAATCATATAAGTCTTACCAGTGCCTTGAGTTCCATGAAGAATAACTAAACCAGATTTTGGGCTATTTAAGAAGTCAGAGATATCTTTATAAACAGGCTTGAAATCATCATTATAGTGTTTATCAAGATCAACATTAACATCTCTAATCTTACATTCTGTTAAACCATAATCCTGGCCATCAAAAGTAATTAAATTAACTTTTGTTGTAGAAACTACTTTTTCTGAACATTCTTCAAATAAAGATTTAATATCCTCTATAAAATTACCTATAAGAGCTTTATCGCAAAAATAAATTAACATTCTAGAAGAATAATAATTTAAAGCGCATCTATACTCTTCACAAATTCCACTAAATTGCAAGGCAGTAGGTTGACTTACATAAAATGGACGATCTAATTCTTCAAGTACCTCTTCAGAAACTTCAGATTTGACTCCAATTACATTATCTTCCCATATACAAAAGTTAGTAAACTTTTCTTTAAACTTCTTTAAGAACTTATTTTCATTTAACTTCTTTTGTTCAAGGTTACAGATTACTGATACACAATTTGGATATTGTTTATATTTATCTACTAACCAAAGTGTTGGAAGAAAGTTTCCAGAATTTTTATTTACATGATCTAATGTTATCATCTTATATATGTTAATTATTAGTAGAGAGTGAGAGAGTCGAACTCTCGATCTCCTGAATGTAAGTCAGGTGCCGTGAACCACTTGGCTAACTCTCTATTTGCTATTTACATAAACTCTGTATTTAATTTGAGTTTGTATTGTATAATCACTATACTCCGAATGATTATCACAAGTAAAACAACACCTTATTTTTGGATTATCTTCAACACTTTGCCTAGCACATATACAACAATTACCAAACCAATCAGGATCTAAACAAGATTCGCTGTCTGAAGGAGTTGTTTGTACTATATACCCTTTTACAATTTGAATACAGAATGGATTAGAATTATCAATAAAATCTTCCATAAATATAGTTAATTATTAGTCGAGTATGATTGTAACGCTCAATCCCCTAGAAATCCCAAATTTCTCGTGCTACTTCCACACCCCATACTCGAAAACTATCCTTTATTCAAGGATAGCAGTTAATTTTGCAAGAACACTTTCATTCTTTTTGCAGATTGCTTCAAGTGCTTCTTTCTCAGTTTGAGCAGCTTTGATTTCCTCTTCTTTAGCAGCAATACCAGCTTTTGCCTGAGTATTAACTGTATTAAGTCCATCAATTGCTGTTTTAAAAGCATTTAAAACGCTGTCTACTTTCTTCGACAGATCTACAGATGTTGTACCTTTTGAATTAAACATGTTTAATAGTTTTAAAAAGTTAATATTGTGAGAGAGTATTTACATACCCCCCCCCAATAATAGAGGCTCCTAACGGTTACGATCCGTTCTCTTGGGGTTACAAAGCCCATATTCTACCGAATGAACTAAGGAGCCATTATTTTATTTAATTTTTGCGGTCCTAACGAGAATCGAACTCGTGTCTCCAGCGTGACAAGCTGGAAGGATAACCACTACCCTATAAGACCATTATTTATAAAGTTATTCTATATTTAATACGTATATACTCTACTTGGACAAGGATAAAAAGAACAATCTGAACTATATTGAAAACAACAAGGTAATCGCTTCTTAGAGAAACAAATATTCCCTTCCTTACATACTTGTATATATTTTTTCTTACTAAGAAGATAAATCTTTTTTAATTCAAACATTTAAAAATCTTGAATAATTAATTTTCTAATAGAAGTCTATAATTGCGAATAATTAAATTTCTGAAAAAGGTTGGACCCATACCCAGTTTTGAGTATTTGTAAGATAAACTACATCTTTAGGTTCAGATTTTAAAGTATGAACTTGATCTGCATATTTTAGCATTTCATCGTCTACAAAAGGATGTACTGTTTTATTATCTCTCAAAACTTCTTTACTTGCAATTACTATTTTATCTCCTTTTAATAATTGATGCTTAGCAAAACATTTTATATATCTCATATATTTAAAGTTAATCCCACCACTCTAACATATAATTATATCTAATTTTATTATATAAATAAAGTGCTTTTTGCTGTCTTAATAATTCTTTTCGATATACTTGAAGACCATCATATCGATCAAGATATTCAATTCCGAATCGAAATGCATTGTTAATATTTACATATTTAACAAGTTTGAACTGAGGTTTACTCATTTCCATTTCAACAACTTCTAGAGCAGAATCTTCTTCTTGAATAATATCAATAAGTTTAATACATATAGATATCCAACGAATATTACTAGTATGATCTACATGAGATACATCTTTAAAAGATTTAAGCATTAACTGTAACTTAAACTTTTCTAAATCAAGAAGATATCCATAATCAAATTGATAATCCGTTGTTAATATTTTTCTATAAATATAGAGATTTCTAAAGAAATTCTTAATTTTATACCACCACTCTTTCATATATTTAAAACTATATATTGTATTTTTTAATTCACTTACGTATACATGCTTCAGTAACTCCTAAATTTTTACCAATCTGAGTTCGACTATAACCTTGTTCTAATAAACCCTGTAGTTCTTCTTTTGAAAGATTAAACTTGGTTTGTCCTCGAAATTTAGAAGCACAAGATAAACATCGAGTAGATCTTCTATGTATTTCTCTACCACAATCTGGACAGTAATATTTTTGTTTAGGTTGCTTATTACTATTGCCACAATAATTATCAGTTTGACTATGACAATTAGGACATAATAGCTGAAGATTATTTAAATTATTATCTTTAGAATTACCATTAATGTGATGTAGCTGAATTACTAAAGGAGCCCCTTGTCACTCACTAATTCCGCATTTTTCACATTTGCTCAATTTTAATCCTGCTTTTATCAATTTTTCTTTTAGATCAGAAGTTTTAATGAACTTTTTATTGTTTAGATAATCATCTATAGGAATCTGTTTAGATTCATTTTTCTTTTCTCTTCTAAAAGTAAAATGAGAAATATCTAAATTAAACTCTTTAATTTTACGTTTTAAAGTGGATTGATTGTTTCCAGCAGTCGGAATGTTCATTCTCCTTAAGACATCACTGTAAGATATGCCTTCTGTTATAGCTTTTTGTAATTTTTCTTTATCTCAAAGATATTTACTCATATTTATACTAGTTGCCAGTTAAAGATTCGAACTTTAACCTTCGCGTTCAAAGCGCGACGTGCACAAACCAAGTACACCAACTGGCAAGCTCAAATCATCTCTTAAATCGTACTACAAATATAATACAAAATATTCGTGTTACCAAATTTAATTGATGAATTCATCAGAAAAGTGTACAAATATAAGGACAAAAATTAATATATCCAAATACTTATACACTTATTTTTAAAAAATTATTACAATAAAATTCTATAGTTACGAATAATTAGCTTATGAACAAAAAGACTTGAGTATGTATACCAGTTATGTTTAATTTCAAAGCGTAAGTCTTTTTCACTATTCCAACCTATAATATTAGAAACTGTCAAGAATTTATTACAGTCTTCAGTCATTGCTGGAATAAATTTGGGACCTATAGGAACATTTAAACCTGTAAGTTCTTCAACGGCATTTTTATCATATCAGTCTTTAGATTTTACTAATACTTTATCATTTTCCTTTAATTGATTTCAGTATTCTCGATTAGAATGCAATTTTTTCATCATAATAATCAATATTATGCTCAGAATTGATTTCTACTTTTTCACTACCCACGTAGACAACAAATGTAGTTCCTTCTTCTATAGCTTTGTTATAAATTTCAGAAAGTTCCTTTTTGTTCTTAATACTACAGATATGATTATCTTCAGTATCATAGACTTCGTAGTCTATAGAAAATACTCCAAAGAGATCGCTTCCTATAAAACTCCCAAGAAATTCTTCAGCTTCATAGAAAACAGTTTCTGCAGAACTTTCTTCCTCATCAGTTTCTGCAAGAGCAGCTCGCATTGTTTCTGTATTATGTTCCTTTCGAGATATGTGAACAATACACTTATCTAATTTAGGAAATTTCACTGTTACAATATAAAACTCCTCCTTTTCTTCTTCATTAATATTTTTAAAGAACTTCTGTTCTATTTCAAAATCTGCAGGGTTTTCGATAAGAGGATTTTCATCATCGTGCATCCAAGTAAGTCCTTGTTCAGAATGAAGTTTGTTAATTACTGCCGTTACCTGTTCCTGAGTTTTACAGTGAATTACGTCAAAATACTGTACTATCATAGTTGTTTTAAAATAATTTACATTTTATTTATTCTTTGGTTTCGATATCTATCTACTTACAACACCACCACGTGAAGGTAGAATAAAGGTGTCATAGGAGAGCATATGCTCTCCATAGCACTTAGTCTTGCATTTCAATAAGTTCATCTACTTTCTTCTCAACGCGATCAATACCAGTAATTTCGCGAATTGATTCAGCAAATTTAACTTCAGGAGTTTCAGTCATATCTTTCTTCTGAGCAAGACCTACTTGACGCAGATAAGATTCAACTGCTACTTTAATATACTGAGGTAATACAACCTTAGTATCATCCATAAAGATCATATCACTCTTTACAGATTCTACAATCTCAGCCATGAATGCAGGAGCAATGTTCGAATCTCGGATCTGCTTACATACTGCAGAGAAATCTCCCTGAAGAGTATAATCTCCTACAAAAGAACGCTCAATGAACTCTTTAGCAGTAGCTTCATCTAAAGTACCTAAAGAGATAACTTTGCCAATACGCTTACCACGCAGAAAAGTCGGCTCAATAAGCTCAAGATGATTAGTAGTAAACAGAGTAATTACATTCATACCCTTAGTATCACCACCATCAAGAGTATTAAGAATATCCTGCATAGCAGCATCTCGTTTACCACGAGTTACTTGGTCAATATCCTCAACGAAGATAACAACTCCATGACCAGTTCCATCAATTACTTTACAAAGACGAATAGTCTCAGCAAGTAATGTAGGATCTTTCAGATATACACTTACCCAATTATTCTGAATAGCTTCCTGAATAAGCTTAAAAGCAAGCAGAGTTTTGCCAGTTCCATAAGGACCTTCAAACAGTGCACCATATTTCAGAGGAATTCCTCGTTCAGTACACTTTTCAGGATACTTAATACGAGACTTAAGAGGACGTAATCCGAGAGCAGTATCTTCAGAAAGAACCATCATTTCACGGTCAATATTTGACAGATCCATGACAAGAGGATTGTTGAGATCAGAGATCTCTAATGCCTGACTCTTATAAATAGAATCAGTTGCAAGAAGTTCTTTTGTCCGATCGATAATGTCGTCCATCAGAGTAGTAAACCTGAACTGACACTTACCCTTGATATAGAGATGGTGATCATTACCATTATAAGAGATAGAAATAACACTTCCTTCTCCTAAATCCGCAAGTTCAATATCTCCATACGGAACTTTAACACGACGTCCATCAGCAAGGATAACTTCAATAGTATTAACAGTATCATCACCTCCTGAAGGGTTATCGTTTTTAGCTGCTGATACAATTCCAAAAACTTCCTGGATTGCACGATTCAGCTGATAAACTCCATCATTCATAAAACACAAGATCTTATGATTGAATGTACCCATACGCTTCGACTGCTTAATCTCGTTTTCAACAAAATTTAAAGCGTCCGAATAACGCATACGAGGATCAGACATTACCTGAATAAATTTCTCTTTTTGCTCCTGCTCATACTTAGAAACAGTACTTCGCATTACGCTTTTAACTCCTACAGGATTTCCCATTTTTAATTTTATTTATATTTTTTATTACAGTTTGACAATATTCTTTAGTTGTAGTTAAACAACCAAATGTAACAAAATGTTCTTCTTTTGTTATAGTAAGAGATTTTTCCTCAATTTTTTCTCTTGAGAAAGGACTATCATATAATCTTTTTAATAAAGAATATTTTACAGCAGTGTTCTTACAGAAAATTGTATCTTTTTCTTCAATGTAGATTACAGGATATCCTTCAACTTCTCCTACAATATGTTCTTTAAGATCCATATTTTTATTAGAAGTCTACATAATAATCGACTAAATCATCCATAAAGTAGGATGCAGGACGATTGGTTATTTCTGCCAGTATTTCATACTGTTCAGGAGTATAGTCTGTTACTCTTAAGATTTGTCTAGCTTGTTCAGGAGTGATGTCTAAGCTAGTAGATTTAGTGTGATTTTCGAAAATTACAAGTTTATAATGCATAGTGTGTAAAAATTAAACGTCCGTATCTTGAATGACAAGAGTTTATCATTGCTTTTTATCTCCATATCTTAAATATGTGTAAACTACTAAAAATATAACGATAATAGTTAGACATAGAAATAAAGATACGAATATTATATTTGTTAATGAAAATCCAAATAATATACTAACAATATAACTGATGTAACTTACAAAGACATAATATATTATCAGTCTATGATAGATACAAAACTTAAATGTTAGTGAGAGTATAAGTAATCCAATTGCAATTAAAAGATCAGTAATTGAACTGACCAACCCAATCAACAAAGAACTAACTACAAAATATTCAGCTAGTAGCAATACTAAAATTTTAATTGCAAGAAGTACAGGAGCTAATCTAATGAAAATTATGCTAAGTTTTCTTAACGTTATAATTTCTTAATAATACTTAAAAGTAATCCAATCTTAAAACAAAGACTTGGAGAAATAGTATAAATAATTGCTTCTGTAGGAAATACATTAGGAATAATTGCACTCCAAGAAAAATAAAGAATTAATGCTATAATCACAGCACGTAATATAATCCAAAGTAATATAGCTACTATAGAATATATAGTATAATCAGAAGTTTTCATTATAATATAATATTAAGTAATAAAATTACTACAAATAACATAATAAAATATGTAATTAAAGTAAATATCCGAGAAAGACATCCGTATTTTGTACAAATGTCATAAGAAGTTAACTTATCCATATACGATATTTTATATGATAGATAGTATCACATGGCTCTAAATACCTTCCGCTAAAAAGATTTAATTTTTGTAATTCTCTAAAAGTAAAATTACACTCAATAACAAGATGAAGTAATAAATCTTTAGTAATTCTCCAATTTAAACTAGAAGTATGAGCTAAAACAACGGTTCTATCCTCATCCACACCTAATATTAAGCATATCTTATTTTTCGCATACTGTAATCCACGTGCATATTTAATCTGTACTATTTTATCCATATACGATATTTTGTAATCTCATATTCATCCCCTGCAACAAGTACTCTTCCATATCTTAAATGATTTTTCTCTAGGTTAACAAAATCCTTAAATTCTGGAAGCCACTCATCAAATTCCCAAGACAAAAATTTATTACTTCCAACTATAAGTTCACTTGAAGGTGCAAAAGGATTATTGTAAGTTCCTACGACCTCACAAATTCTAAATAACAATCGTTCATCATGGAGAGAATCTATAATTTGAACTATCTTACCCATATTCTATAAACTATTTGTATACACATATCACTATGTACTATTACATGCCCATATCGATAATTCATAGAATATGGAATAAAATCTTCTTTATGTATAGGTAACCATTTTTTAAATTCCCAAGCTAAACGTTGATTACTTCCTAATACACTTAGAAAACCTTCTCTAGAATTACATACTCCAACTTCTAAAACTATTCTATATTGTTTTAGATTGTATAGATGTAAGTTATAATATTGAAATATCTTTAATTTACTACTCATAAATTTCAATTTTAAAAAATACTCAGCCACCTAAGTAGCTGAGTATTAAATAGTGGAGCTGACGCGAATCGAACGCGTGTCTCCTAATTCTCCTAATATCAACTTGTTACGTGTGTTAGTTTTGTTTTAATTGGAACTACCCAATAGGGGTACCCGAAGGTGACCCATCCACCAGCTCATTTTTAAGGAACGAAGCCAAACCTTGAAAGGAAGTGTTGTTCTCGCCAGTTTAAGAGTGACGAACCTCCCATTGATTTACGCAGCCATTAAAGCTACTCCTTCAATGTCGCCAAACAGCGCCGTCTCAACCTTGTTGATAATGCGCGAAAAAATGTTATTTGCGTTTATTGTTTGAATCTGTTTTACGAGTACGAATCAAACTCGACACGATTGATATTACTTGACATTAGGATCAAATGCCTAGCAGCCCCGAGCGGGGAGGATTTAACCATCACCTCCCTAGTAGGATTCTTTTTTAAACTTGTGGAACTCCAAGCTTGTAGTCTAGAGTATCCCTACTCTAATTATAACGGAGATTAGTGTGAAAACACTAACCGCGGCTATTATTTCACGATGGAAACTACATAGCATGTTCTTTATTTCTGCGGAACCTAACATGAAAAAACCGACCGAATTGCCCCGTATTCTCGATAGGCTCAAGATCCTTGTTTAATGTCCTAGGAAAGACGATAGGGATACTTCAGATACGCGTGAAGTTGCCTGAACATCGCGGAGGGCTATTTCTTGTGGGGATCTAATAGCCAATCTACCAAACTTTTAAGATTAGTTTTAACTCCCTCAGTCTTAAGTATCACTGAGTTACATACCCTTACATATAGTCGAAGGAAAACTACCCATTTTCTATACCGCAGGAGTCAGCAGGTATATAAAGAAATAGTCATAGGACTAAATCCTAACAGAGGCAAAAGTAAAAACAATGACCATGACGAAATACTTCTCAAAGCTAAAAACAAAGTCAATTATATTTATATTTGAAGTATTTCACAAGTTTGTACAATACTAATAATGCTTAGCATACATGTGCTTTACTAGAGCAAGTGTTTGTCTATATTTGTATTATCCGCAACACGCGTATAATACACAATATATCTTGTAGGATTTAGTCCTATGTAAAAGATAGAGTATACTGATGAAAATACAGTATAGCATCTATCTACCTATTAGAGAGAACTTAAGAAATCATAAGTATCTTTCAGTTCATTCGGAATTATAATCCGAAGTTTACCAATTTTACTTATTTCCTCATTTTTCCAGGTTGTAAACTGCTTATTCAAAAGCTCTATTTCATTTGAATATTGCTTGAATTTAACTGCAGTTTCTGTATCAAGTTTTGCAGTTTCTTCTGCAACACGTTGATCAATAGAACCTTTAATGGCATTGAGACTTGCTTCAACAGCACGATGTTGCTTTTGCAGCTCAAAGTAAAGTTCTTCAACTTCTTCCTGTTTTACTGATGCAACATGACGATAAACTTTATCATCTTCTACTAACGCAGGATTTGATATTGCATCAAACAGCTTTTCACGTGCTTCATGAATAGCACCACGAGGATGAATCTGCTTACCAATGATAGCAGCTTCTGCTCCAAGAGTGTAATAACGATTACGCTCCTTGATATCTAACTCTCCTAAGATATCTTCAAAAGAAGGATACTTAGGACTAGCGGGATATTCAGGAAGAGTAATACTTTCCTGCTCGCACCAATCCTTAAAAGAAAGCTCTTTTACAGCACGATGCTCAGCATCTTTTGCTTTAATTGCCTCTCGCATATATGCAATAAATGCATTGATTTCAGCAATTTTTCTGATCTCTTCTTTTAAAGAAAGTACTTCTGCAGAATTTAATCCTTGCGAGAGAGTAATGCGGTTGTCTGCACTTAATGTTTCTACAGTTGTAGTGATAAATCGAATGTTATCAAGACGACTGTGAGCAGATGCAACATATTCTTTACCTATGTTGCAGAGATGATTTGCAGAAGTAGCAGTAATACCATCTACTGCAAAAAAGACTTTATTCTTTTCAGTCATATGTTCAGTATTTTTCTATTTGTTTGTATAAAAGATATATAATAATTGCAATAAGAATCATAATATATCCAACACCTAACCAAATAGACGCTTTAAACATTATATATCCTATTAAAACAATTATTAAAAGAAAGAGTAGCAATACAATTGCTAATAGTACTAAAATGTTGAGGGCTCTCATATTAAAGATCTTTATAATCGCAATACTTAATCTTTGTAACAAGTCTTTTACCTCGTCGATTTAGCAATCCACAAGGAGCTTTGAGTACCAGACCTTCTGCTATATAGTCCTTGTTTTCTGCAACCAGAGATTTAAAGCCTTTCTTTACAAAGTTTTCAGCTTCCTCAATAGTAAAATATCCTACAACAGGAACAATTTTAATATTAAGTTTCTTTGCAATATCTTCACATGCTTCTCGTGTAAGCCAAAGAACTCCTTCATTTGTTGTAACTCGTACATCAAACAATATAAAGTCACAATGATCTTTGATATAGTTTCCTCCTTTTTGAATTTTAAAACCATATCCTTCTCCAAATATCTCTACACACTCAGGATAAACAATTCCTGCTTCTGTTTCTACTCCAAAAGTCTTTTGTAAGACTTCTTCAGTAAATATTTCTTGCATCCTTGTTAAAAGATGTGTAGGAATAACTGCATTTTCTGTTTTACCTCTCATTTGAATAATTCGAGGTATCGGCCACCAAGCACAAGATGAATTACGACCATCGATTTTTTCTTCACCTCTCCATTTTAAATCCTTTAATAATTCAAATTCGGGTTCAGAAAACTCTCCAAGAATCATTGGATTTCGAGGTTTAGACATATCTCTTTTGTAAAGAGTGTTAATTTTAGTGTAAAGATTACTCATTGTAATTATTTTTTAATATCCATTTATAAGTAGTATCTGACTCGATTATAGTATACTCTTTTTTAATTTTTCCTCGTTCATATTCTTGCATAATTTTATTTATCATGAAATTGGACAAAAAGAAAGAACAAATAAATACCACTCCAAGAATTTCAGTTATCAATACAACTAAATCCTCAACTTCTGCATCAGAAGTTAATATAAGTGTCCAGATCGATATTCCAATTAGAATAATCCCAAATATAATTAAAAACATTGCTTTGCTTATTTTAGTTGGTAATTATGAAAATATATTAAATACTAAAAATTATCTAAGTCGTGCTGCTTATACTATACACCAAATAGACAAACTATGATGCGCGGCCTATTTTCCAATACGACTCTCACGTAAACTCCTACTTAGATAATTTTGTATGTATTATTCTACCTTTATGATACTTTGTATTTGAGTGAAAAAGATTCTTGGATCTTTTCTTACTTTTATCTCTGCTAATTTTTTAGCATTTCTTTCATTAGACGCTTTTATTAAGAGCTCAATTTTATGAGAAGCATCCATGTTTGCCTCTATAATAACTTTATAAAGTACTTTCATATAAAAGTATTTTGTAGACTTTAATTAGTGACCATAGGAGCGATCAAACTCCTATAGTCTAGATATTACTAAAGCGTGTTGTTACACCTAAAGAAGTACTATAAGTATTGCTAGTTATAGTACCGTAAGTCATTAACTTACCTTCATTGTAGGGAATCCAGCTGCGGCTTTTCAGGTTCTTAACTTGACTTCACTAGCTACTTACTCTTATATTTCAGATTCCTGACTTCGAGTCTAGTCTTTCACCATTATTTAAGTATACCTACAGTTTTTATTTGAGGAGTAAACTGTGAAACTTATACCTCACCACATACTGCTACTCATCTACTCATTAAAGATAGCTACCTCCAAGCTCACTACTTTAGTAATAAAAATCTCCTCATTGAGGAGATGAAAAATATGACCCTCGATTTGGGCAAGTATACAGACTATGTCCCCAAGCCGTTTGTTTAAGGGGATCTACGGTTCATACAATTTAATAGCTACCTGCATTCACTTGGTCTTTTACTTAAGCCCGAAAGCCTATTTAGCTAACACTTTCCTTGTTTATACCAATATTTCTTTTTGTTGTTGTTGAATCGAACTTTCATATTTTTGTATTATATGTTTAAACGAGGCTAACTAAACTCCCACAAATACCACAATATCTTAGATACCAACCACAGTAACTAGATTCATCATAAATGTAAATACAATCACATTCACCTGTCTTAGCATACTTTTCTTTAGCAGCTTTGACTTCTTCCTCAGAAACTTCTATAAGTTTAGTTCCTACACCATCATTTACTTCTCTATACAATTGTTGTTCCATTTTATTATATTTAGAATATATTAATCTAACTTACTTTCACATTAGTTACAGAATTTCACTGTTTTTATTCAGTAGTGAGTTTTCCCATCCTCAGTCTGTTGTACATCTCAGTACCCTTATCCCTAATGTGATCCTAATGTGCCGCTTTTGCACCCCTACGTAACTGTAGACCCGATTTGCTCATACGCAGTTACCCCTACACCAGTTAAATTAATGCTTCATAAAAACTAGAGTGTGCTAGTAATGGGCTATTATTCAGATCTTTTGTCTGTGCCATACTCTATATGCGACTATACACCAGTCTGACCTTCTTCTCTAGTTAGTGTATCCCTAACAGCGCTCTAGACATTATATCGTGGACTGTTGGCCTGAAGCTCTCTTATGATAAAATCCATGGCTCCTTTTCGCCTCAAGGGCTCTGGTTTGGATACGGTAATATAGCCCCTTGTTAAATTTTCCCTGGTTTATACCAGTATTTCTTGTTGTTATTGAACTTGATTTTCATTCGCAAATTGGGGTTGTATCAATTACACCTTCAAGACTCTCATCTTCTAATCTTGAGTAATCAAAATCAGGAGATTTAAGAATCTCAGGAACACATCTTTCTTGGAAAGCTTCGATAAGGTCAGGCTTATCAATGATAGACGCTTGCTCAAATTGAAGCATACATAAACATATATTAAGGAATAGCTTCTCTGAGACTTCATATTCCTTTCCTTTGTAATAAATTGAGTACATGTTTACATTTTTTTGACTTAATTACAATTCTTTAAACTCTTTCTCAAGCTGTTTCTTCTCACCTGTTAGCAGTGTAGTTAAGGCTTCTCTAAGTTTGTCTGATACTGATATTTGTATAGTTGATTTATCACGTGGATTACAGAGGAGGCGGTGATTTTCTGCAGTTTCTAAGAGGCGTACTATATGCTCTATCTCTTTAATCTCTTCTAAAAGCTCTGTAGCTTTAGCGTATGTTTCCAGATTCATTGTGCAATGCTATAAAAGTATTCAAAAAGTTATTCTTCTGTATATAGAGATCTAACAGCTTTCCTAATCTCGTAGAAATCTACTTTACTCTTGCAAGGAGGATCTGTGTTGTAGATAAAGGATGTGGGGTTTGTAAGGATTACTCTGACCAGGATGTACAAGAATCCGCGTCTTGCCCTTAACAATACTCCAATATCCTTTATATGTATTTTGCATTTTCATAGCTTTATTTCTCCTGATTCATCGAATAATATTCCAATAAGAAATACTTTTCCTATAGGGCTTGGTTTGTACATCTTTCTTACATTAGGATAACTCCCAACAAGCATAGTAGTAGTTAGGACATTCCAGTCTGAAGACCATACATGTTCCTCACCATATTTTTCTCTACTTATAGCTTTCAGTACATTGTATATTTTAATACAATCTTCAGCTTCCTTCTTATGCTCAGTCTTTAACTGATCTTGAAGTGCGTCGTATAATTTGCTCATAGATTAGACCTTTTTACGGTGCCTACCCAGATAGTGGATACAGTTGTGACAGTACATAATGTCTGTATGAGAGCATGACAAACACGGATTGTCATACTTTACTTTCGAAAAATCTACTTTCATAAAACTGTTTAGTTTAAAAATTACCCAACTTACGTCTTCTTTCAGCATTCACTCTCCATTTAGAAGGAGCGAGAGATTTATTCCTTTTTAATTCGTAAGTGTTCAACAGGAATACTGAACTTCTCAGCAATCTCGCTCATAGTGATCTCCCTGTTCCATTCTTGTGACCATAGGAGTTCACCTGAATCTAACCCCCAATCTGTAATAAGATCATAGATCTTCTCTACAAGTGTCTCAGTTATGTTATAAGTCCATTCTCCTACTGTGATGTTAGCGAATGCTATAGGATAGTCAGACATCCCTGTAGGGAATGCAACATACCTTGCATTCTTAGTGATTATAACCATTCCTGGTTTGATTTCGATTCCTTTTAGTTTCATAGTTTCTACTTATTATATTTAGTATATGGAGGAAAAGTGAGTCTTGGCATGTAAAATCTGCCTCTACCAAATTCTGACTTACTATAGTCATTTAGAAGATTAGTCACCTTTATGTAAAGATCTTTATTGAGACTTCTCAAAAATGGGTTAGCACTGTATATGGTGTCATCACTATATAATTTCTCTCCAGTTTTATAATCGTATATTCCTAACCAAAAGGCACGCGGAATTTCTGATACCCATCTTTGTGTATCTTTACAAAACCAAGTTCTCATAATTAGATCTATTAAAAATTACCCACTCCAGCATTTTCCAACTGGTATATCTCAAGACCTGTAATCTATAGTAGAAGAACTCTCTCTCTGATATAATCTACAATACTTAACGTCTGTGGAATCAGACTCTAATTAGCGGGTCATACCATGTACACCTACCTGGATTCGCTTCCATTACTGGAGAATCCTTTCAATTAGTAAGTACCTTCGAAAGTGGGCAATAAACTAAAAATAGAGCCCATATCTCCGATCAAAGAGATATGGGCAATGTTTATCGTCCTTTAAGAACTTCATAGTTTTAGTATGGGTTCCTTCTCTACATGTAGTTTTTCTACATGCTAATAGAGAAACTGTAATGTTCTATTACAGGGACTACACCTTTGATGAAGCAGGTTGGATTTTCTGCCTAACGGCGACGTTCTCGAGGAAAGTATGCTGCATTGTGACGTACCTTGCGGAGCACACGGTTATATACAGTTTTACCTTCTTTATCCTTTACAGGATTCCCTTCTTCGTCAAGAAGAACTTCTTTAAAAGCCATCGTAATAGCTTTCATGTTCATTTTTGCCATTGTTTCTTTATATTAATTGTTTTAATGCTTTGTATAATCCAGCTTCAAGAGCTTCTTCATAAGTTTTATGTAACTCAACTCCAGAATATTGAATCTGAGTATTATCTACAAACAATTCCCAGAAAAAATAACCTGAATTATCGCGAGCTAACATTCTCACACTTACAAAGATATTTACTTTTAGAAGCCATTCTTGAAGTTCTGCCTGATATGGAGCTGGACAACAATATTCAGGAATAATACCTAAACCATAGTTGTCTATATCTATAATATTTCCATGAATATCATAAACAGAATCACAATCTTCATCATACCCTTTCTCAGCAGCTAATTTAGCTGTTTCAAAACTAATTCTTCTCACGGTAGGTCCATTTATATGTTGTATCAGAATCTATTATAGTATATACTTTCTCAAGCTTCCCCTTTTCATAAGCTTTCATGTGTATATTACACACTACATCACTCTTAACAAAGAGAACTATTGCTGTAAAGATACTAAAATATATTATAGATACAAAAACTTTACTGAAAAAATCTTCACAATCATCTACCGTTAAAATATATAGAATTGTTGAACCTGCCACTATCCAAATTAAAAATCCCATGATTATTCTAATCCATATTCATTAATAAAATCAATACATCTTCGGCATAAACCTTTTATAGTTGCAACTTTATGAGTAATGTTACCAGTTGTGGCTCCAGAAGCTAGCTCTACAACGTGCATAAGATTATTATATGCTATGTTCTCTCCATATTGCTCCTTTACTTTATCAGCAATATAACTATAAGTAATCCTAATATTACTCATTTGATGAGAAACATTTCCATTTGTCGTCTTCTCACATATATGAATAATATCTTGGAAATAACTTATAATATGTTCTTTATCTACATTCATTGCTTATATCTTAAATTAGTGGGCCTACCTGGACTCGAACCAGGAATACAGGATTATGAGTCGTGCGTTATAAACCTTTTAACTATAGGCCCTAAAGTAAAAACTACATAAGAATTAGGATTAACCCTGCAAGAATAGCTATCGCTAAAAATCCTATTCCTAACACTTGATATTCTTTGATTTCTTTCATATACTATATAAAAATCCTATTCTCTTTACTAAGTCATTGAATAGGTTCGAACTCCAGCTTATTAGATTCAGGCAAGATTTACTTAGTATGACTTAAGCCTCTGAAGCAAACGGTGACTATAGGAGCGATCAAACTCCTTTAATTAAATACTATTATATGCGCTAGGTGAAGGATTCGCACCTTCCTTTCCAGGTCCACAAAGGGGTCGTCTGGCGTTTTACTACTAGAACTACCCTAGCTTGTTGGGAGGATTACCGTAGGCTCCTCCCTAGCCTTAAAAGACTTAATTAGACATCTTATCTACAAGATCCGATACCATTTTAAGTCCCATTGCGTCCATGGCCGTACCACCATTACTAGTGTTTCCACCAGCCATAACAATTTTAGGAAGTTCCAGCTTCGATAAAGCTTCAGCTACACCAATCTTCGTTTGCATCTCAATCTCTGCCTTTTCCTTAGGACTAAGACCTGCACGTACTAATGCTGCCTGAC